TACCTGAACACTAATGGCAATGTGAACAACAACAACTGCACCAATACCAACGGCGCCCGCCCCGCTCTGGTGGAACAGGTCAGACCGAGTAAGCGAAAGCCGAAAGCCGTACCGCCACCGTCAAAGAGGACTATATCCCGCCCCGAAAGGGCGAACACATGATACCGATGCCCTGCGACCGGCAAGACCGGCCGGAGAGCTGCCAAACGGACGCCACCTCCGTTACAGCCGCCCGCAACGGTATCTTTTCCGTAACCTGCTTACAAAGGAGGTGGAGGTTACAATTTGCTAAAGACATTCGATGAAATATGCACGTTTCCCGTAGTTTACGATGCGTATTTAGCCGCGCGGCGCGGAAAGCGCAGCAAGGCGGCGACCGCAAAATATGAGGCTCACGCGCTGGAAAACGTTTCAAACCTTGTGTATATCCTGCGCACCCAGCTTTACCGCCCTGGGCCGTTCCACCTGTTTACGGTCTACGAGCCGAAAGAACGGCTTGTACAGGCGCCGGCGTTTACCGACAAGGTTGTGCAACACGCCCTTGTGGACAACGTGGTGTACGAACGGCTGACGCGGAGCTTTATTTTGGACAACTATGCATCGCAGATCGGCAAAGGGCTGCACTTCGGACTTGACCGTTTAAGCGGCTTTATGACCGACTACTGGAACAAACACCACACGGCAGAGGGATGGGTGTTAAAGTGCGATGTGCGCAAATTCTTTGCCAGTATCGACCACGACATCCTGAAAACCAAACTGCTGGCACTTGACTTTGAGCCGGAAATCTACACCATGCTGTGCAACTACATTGACAGCACAGATGGCCTACCGCTGGGCTACCAGACCTCACAGCTGTTTGCCCTGCTGTTTCTTGACCGGTTTGACCATTACGTGAAAGAAGGCCTCCGTATCCGCTATTATGGGCGGTATATGGATGACTTTTTCCTTATTCACCCGGACAAGGAATATTTACAGTTTTGCCTGCGGGAAATCCACGCCTTTATGGCGTCGGTCAACCTGGAACTGAACGAAAAGACCCACATTTTCCCGTTGCGCAACGGGATCGACTTTCTTGGCTTTCATTCTTATTTGACTGACAGCGGCAAAGTGATCCGCAAGCTGCGGCACAACAGCGTAAAGAAAATGCGGGCAAAGCTGCGCTACTGGGCAAAGGCATACCCAAAGGGCGAGGTTGACCGCGATGCCATCCTTGCAAGCTGGCAGGCGTGGGATGCCCACGCCGCACACGGCAACACCTGGCGGCTGCGGCAGGAAATCCGGCAGCAAGTAAAAGAAATCTTAAAGGAGGACATCTGACTATGGCAACATTACTGGGCAACGAAACTTTAGGCACCATCGTCAAGCTGAAAGAAAACGGCGTACCACAGGAGTTTTACGTTGCCAAACACGGCTACCCCACGGACGGGAACGGCCGCACCCTGCTGGTGCGCCGGTATATCTACGACACGCGGCAGTGGCACACATCCAACGTGAACGCCTACGCATCCTGCGCGCTGGATAGCTGGTTTAACAACACCTACTACAACCTGCTGGACGCGGACATCAAGGCGCAGATCGCGGCGGTTGCAATTCCCTATACCCCCGGCAACGGCAATAACTCTGTAACCACCCTGTCCCGCAAGGTGTTTGCCCTGTCCGTCACAGAGCTGGGCAGGACGGCAAGCTACGCGAACGTGGAGGGCAGCGCGCTGCCCATTGCCAGCACCTTGCAGATCGCGTACAACAGCTCTGGCAGCGCAGTGGTGCAGTGGACGCGCTCCCCGTACACGAACAACACCAGCTACGCCTACTACCTGGACACTGATGGCAATGTGGACAACAGCAGCTGCACCGATACCCACGGCGCCCGCCCCGCTTTCACCCTCCCCTCTTCCCTCTCCGTTTCGGACGATGGCAGCGTAACCGTAAACACCGCCCCGGTTATCAACTACAGCGGCGGCAGCGCGCTGGGGGATAAGACCGAGGGCTTTACGCTGAACTATTCCGTTTCGGACGCAGACGGCGACGCCGTGACCGTTACGGAAAAGCTGGACAATGTGGTACAGCGCACCTTTGCGCCTGCGCTGGGCGAAACGCAGCAATTCCAGGCGGTGCTGCCGGCCAACTTCCAGACAATCCTCAACGGCGACCACACGATCACCATTGAGGCAACCGATGGCAAAGCCGCTGCGGCGCCGATCAACGTGACCTTTTCCAAAGCGGTGCATTCCGCGTCCATTACGCTGTCCACGCCGCTGGCGGCTGACGATATGCCCACGGCGATCCGCCTATCCATTACCGGGGACATCCCGGACGATGCCGTATGGACGGCAGAAGTGTGCAACAACGCCAACGACGCCAGCCCGACCTGGGAAAATATCAAACCCGCGATCCAGTCCGGGTATAACTTCGTCTTTTCCAACAAGACCAAAACCGCCGAAAACTGGGGCGTTAATTTCCGCATTGAAGTAACGCGCGGCCCCAGCAATACAGGCGGTTATATTTATGCGATTGAGGGAGGTTTTCAATAATGAGCGTATCACACAGAGTTGACAGCGTGAAAGAACACGCCGAAAAACGGCAGCGCGAGGCAGACCTTACCGCCGCGTCTGAAATTGCCTTTGTGGTGCTGGCAGAGGCAGAACAGATCGACGCCGCGACCGCCACAGAACACGTTGCCCTGTTCAGCGAATGGGCGTACCCGGTCAATTACACCGTGGGACAGCTGCGCAGATACAAAGGCAAGCTGTATAAATGCGTTACGGCGCACACCTCGCAAGCAGACTGGACGCCGGACACCGCCGCGTCCCTGTGGGCAAGCACCGGCGATCCTACCGTGGAATGGCCCGACTGGTCACAGCCCCTCGGCGCACACGACGCCTACGGGCTGGGCGATAAAGTCACACACAACGGCAAGCACTGGGTAAGCGATACCGCCGCAAATATCTGGGAGCCGGGGGTGTACGGCTGGACGGAGGCGGAGCAATGGGGATCGACATCAACGCGCTGATCAGCGCAGCGTCCGCTATCTGCGTAGCTATCCTCACGGGGCTGTTTGCCCGCGACAGCCGCCGCAGGAAAGCCGCAGACGACGACCAGAAAGCCCACGCACAGATGCGGGCAAAGGAAAGCCGCCTGTCCATGCAGCTTATGAGCGCGTCCGTCAAGCTGGGGATCGCAACCGCAATGGCCGTGGAACAGCAGAAGTTTAACGGCGAAATGAAAGACGCCCGCGAAAGCGCGGACAAGGCACAAAAAGCGTACTGGGAGTTTATCAACAACACTGCGGCAGATGAAATTACAAAGGTAGGGCATTAAGCCCTGCCTTGCTTTTTCAGGAAAAGGAGGTACATCGTGAATTTACACAAACTGCTTTTAACAAAAAATGAATGCTATATCAAGGGCGCCAAAATGACCCCAAAGGGGATCATGGTACATTCCACCGGCGCGAACAACCCCACCCTGCGCCGCTACGTGGGGCCGGATGATGGGCTGCTGGGCGCAAACCAGTACGGCAACCACTGGAATACCTACCGCCCGGGCGGCTTGCAGGTCTGCGTCCACGCCTTTATTGGCAAGCTGAAAGACGGCAGCATCGCTACCTACCAGACCCTCCCGTGGAACATGGTAGGCTGGCACAGCGGCAGCGGCAAAAATGGCAGTGCAAACAGCAAGGGGTATATCGGCTTTGAAATCTGCGAGGACGGGCTGACCGATGCCGCATATTTTAACGCCGTCTACAAAGAGGCGGTTGAACTGTGCGCCATGCTGTGCAAGACCTACGGCATCAAACCGGAAAAACCGACCCTGATCTGCCACAGCGAGGGCTGCACCCTCGGCATTGCCAGCAACCATGCGGACGTCATGCACTGGTTCCCGAAACACGGTAAAAGCATGGACACATTCCGCGCGGACGTAAAAAAGGCAATGGGCGGGACAAGCACCACAACAAAGCCGTCTACCACTACCGATGCCCTGTACCGCGTCCGTAAAACATGGGCTGACAGCAAGACGCAGAAAGGCGCGTTTTCTTCACTGAAGAATGCAAAGCGATGCGCGGATAAAAACCCCGGCTATTCCGTATTTAACAGCAAGGGCGAGGCGGTATACCCTGCCAAAGCTACCGATCTGCCGTATCTGGTGCAGGTAACTACGGCTATGCTGAACATCCGAAAAGGCCCCGGCACGAACTACGGACAGAACGGCAGCATTAAGGACAAAGGCGTGTACACCATTGTAGAAGAAAAGACCGGCGCCGGCAGTACCGCAGGCTGGGGCAAGCTGAAATCCGGCGCCGGCTGGATCAGCCTGGACTACTACAAAAAGCTGTAAGGAGGGGAGCGCGGCATGAAAAAGGGAAAGCGGCAAAAAAGGCATAAGTGGGACGAACGTTTTGCCACCCGCGCCTTAACCGTGATTGCAATCACCACCGGCATATTTCTTGCCGCGCAGTATATCTCGTTCCTGATTACGCGGATGGAGCAGACCGTCCTCATCCAGTATTACTTTACCGTGGTAGGGCTGGAATGCGGCGGGATGCTCCTAAAACGCATTATGGAGGTGGTTGTAGCGCGGATTAAGAAAAAAGAACAGCTGGACATCCCGGACAGCGGGAACACAGACAGCACGGCAAACCTGCCTGCTGAAACAACAAATTATGACGATATAGGAGGCGTTGGATAATGATCGATTTAACCGTAATTGTAGAGGCTGTACTGACTTTGTGCATTGCGGCTGTTTCTGCCTTTGTCATTCCGTGGCTGAAACGCAAGGTAAGCGCGGAAAAGCTGGCAGAGGTTTCCGAATGGGTGCAGATCGCAGTCACGGCTGCGGAGCAGATTTATGACGGGCCCGGACGCGGTGCAGAAAAGAAAGCCTACGTTTTGAAATTCCTTAATGACCGTGGGTATACCGTGGATATGGACGCCATCGAAAATCTGATCGAGGCAGCTGTCTACGAACTGCCCGAAAAATTGACTGAATAACAAATATACAGCCACGGGGCAAAAAATACTGCCTCGTGGCTGTTTTCTTTGTTGACAATACATCTATAAAGGTGTATAATTAAAACACAATAAGGAGGCGATCCGTATGATCTCACTGGCAGAGTATGCAGCTATGCACGGCAAAAGCCCCGTAACAGTCCGGCAGATGGCCGCGCGGGGCGGTTTTCAGACCGCACAGAAAATTGCCCGCAACTGGATCATAGACGAAAACGAACCCTACCCGGACGGCAGGGTAAAGACGGGCAAGTACAGAAATTGGCGTAAAAACGGGCGGGGGCAGAAATAAGCCCCCGCTTTTGTTATCTCTATCGCTGGGAGGGCGCAGATATGGGAAAAGGTTATAAGCATTTAACATGGCATGACAGGCTAAAGATCGCTAAAATGAAAAACGAGGGCAGAAAGCAGGTAGAAATTGCCCACGCCCTGCACGTCAGTGAAAGCACGATCAGCCGCGAGCTGCGCCGTTCCACCTACGAACACCTCAACAGCGACCTGACCACTGAAATACGCTACAACCCGGACGGCGCCCAGCAGCGGTATGAGTATAACAAGACCGCCAAAGGCGCGCCGCTGAAAATCGGCAGCGATCACGCCCTGGCGGCTTATATTGAAACGAAAATTGCGGATGAAAAATACAGCCCCTGCGCCGTGCTGGCCGAAATTGAAAACGACCCCGATCTGCAATTCAGCGTGACCATCTGCCGCGCCACCCCGTACAAGTACATTGATCAGGGCGTGTTTCTGCGCATTACCAACTGCGATCTGCCGTTCCGTGGCAAGCGGCGCAAGCACAGGAAAACAAGGAAAGTACGCGCTGCGCGCCCCTCCTGCGGCGAAAGCATTGAAAAGCGTCCCGACCATATCAATGATCGCAGTGAGTTTGGACACTGGGAGCAGGATTTAGTGGACGGGTGCCGGGGCAGCAAAAGCAACGCGCTGGTGTTGACCGAACGGCAGACCCGGCAGGAAATCACGGTTAAAATACCAGACAAGACAACGGACAGTGTGGTTGCCGCCCTGGACAGGCTGGAGCGCAGGTTTGGAGAATACTTCAAAGCCGTTTTCAAGTCCATTACGATGGATAACGGCAGCGAATTTGCGGACTGCGAGGGAATGGAGCGATCCCTTTTCGGCGGCAAGCGGACAAAATGCTACTACTGCCACCCGTCCAACCCGCAGGAACGCGGCAGCAATGAAAAGCAAAACCAGATGCTGCGCCGTCACTTTCCGAAAGGCACGAACTTTGACAACGTAACCGAGGAAATGCTGGAACGCGCTACCAGATGGCTGAACAATTACCCGCGTAAACTGCTGGGCTGGCGTAACAGCCAGAGCCTGTTTGATGCCGCGCTGGCTGATATTATGGGCAGCGGGAGTTGTTCATAAAAAATTAACATAAAAATCTTGCACTTACCTATTGACATTTGCCATCGAAAATACTACAATTAAGTGCAAGAAAGGCAAACGCCGATCTTGCACTATTTTTGTATGGAGAAAACCACTCGCTAGGCGAGTGGTTCAAAAGAAGGCTTATGCCGATGATGTAGACAAAAAAACTCCCTTTGCTAAAATAGAAGTGCGGTCTGCCAACTGCACGACAAAAGCAAAGGGAGGTCATTCGAAATGAACGACATGAATAGTTTAACGCATACGACGTGGAATTGCAAATATCATATCGTCTTCGCGCCGAAGTACCGTAGAAAAGTATTCTACGGGGAAAAGCGCAGGGAGGTTGGGGAAATACTGAGAACGCTATGTAACTGGAAGAAGATCAAAATAATCGAGGCCGAGGTATGTCCGGATCATGTGCATATGCCCGTAGAAATTCCACCGAAGATTGCAATATCCAGTTTCATGGGATACCTCAAGGGGAAAAGCAGCCTGATGATCTACGAAAAGTATCCGGAACTGAAATACAAGTACCGGAACCGTGAATTCTGGTGCCGTGGGTACTACGTAGACACGGCGGGCAAGAATGCGCAAAAGATACAGGAGTACATCAAACGTCAGTTGGACGAGGACAAAGCCGGGGAACAACTGACGATGGGGAACGTCTAAACCCGTTTACGGGTAGCAAGTAACAATCTCTCGCAATTGGCAGACCGTACTTACGCGACGTGACGCGTCCGGCTAGTATCAGAGGGCTTTGCCCGTCTATGAAGAACTCCCGGCTTTGCCGGGGGGTTCCTATTTTTACTGTTACGGAGGAGGTGACAGAACTTGATCGGAGGATACTTTAGCCCAGCAGACCGGCAGCAAATAGCCGAAATGTGGGCGGCATATCAACCCGTATCTGTAATTGCCTGCGCTCTCATGGTTGACCCCTCGACCGTCCACCGTGAATTAAAGTTAGGCAACGAAAACGGCGAACTGGACGAAAACAAACGGCTGGCCTACAACCCGGAACTGGCGCAGCTCCGTTTTCAGGAAAACCTGCGCCGCCGTGGCAGACGGAAAATCACGAAATAAACCACAAAGCAAGCCACACAAAGGAGGAACCATTCCATGACAAAGATGACCAAAAACGGAGTAAGCACTACCGCCGCACCGGGGCAGGAGCAGTTTGAAAACTTCACCCGTAAGGTAGGCCGGCAGGTTAAGCGGTACGTACAGTACGACTACCGCCACACTGACGGCGAACTGTTCAGCTGTGTACGCCCTACCCTCGACGCCTGCCGCGCTGCGCGTGACGCATGGCTGGGTACGAAAGCGGGGGCGATGGCATGAGCGACATTAAGCCCATTGTGCTGAAAGCACGATCCGCAAGCGACTGCGTGGGAGTTATCCGACTGACCCCAGAGGCTGAAAAAGTGGTAAGGCGGCTGCACAGCCGCTCCCACTTGCCGATTCGTCAAATTGTGTCGGAAATCATTATACAGGCTGAACACCTGATCGACATTGACCTGTCCGAATACAGCGAGGAGGAAGATGATTTATGAAAAAATGCACCCTTAACACCGTGGCGCCCGGTACGCTGATCAGCTACCGCGAACGCCACGCAATCGTGCTGGAACACCTGCCGCAAGGCGTGTTTGTCCAGCTGGTTGATCCCATTGAGGATCGCGCCTTTGGCAAAACGAACGACTGGCGCGAAAGCGATCTGCGCCAGTGTCTGAACGGCGAGTTTGCCCGCCTGCTCTGCGAGGGCAACACGGACGAACTGCTGGACACCGTAACCGACCTTACGGCGATGGACGGCACAACGGACTATGGCTCCAGCGTGGACAAGGTAACGCTGCTGACCGTTGACCAGTGCCGCAAGTACCGTTACACCCGCCCCCTGCCGGACGAGTGGGAGTGGACTTCCACGCCGGTCAGCACACCGGGTGGATGGGATGAAAACAAGCGTTACGCCTGCTACCTGGGCACTAGTGGCGTTGTGTACAGCGGCTACTGCACCAATACCCGCGGCGCCCGCCCCGCTTTCACCCTCCCCTCCAACCTCTGCGTGGAACTGCCGCACTGCACTGGGCTTGCGGACTACACGGACGCGGAACTGCTGGAGGAGCTGCTGAAACGTCAGCAGTGCGAGAAATGACCCGGCATCAAGCCGCACGGCAGAGGCGGCTATTACGCAGGCGCCGCCGCATCGTCACGCTGCTGCTCCTGCTTACTGCCGTACTTATTATAACCCCTGTGGCGTGTACGAGAAAAGCGGACGCACCGCAGACCCCTACCGCGCCGCCTGCAAGCGTTTTGCCGTCCGTGACAACCGACAGCACCGCCGCGCCTTTATCCCCTGTTCCAACGCCGGAAACGGCGCCGTGGACGGAGGAGGACGTGCTGGCGATTGCCAGAACCCTGTCCGGCGAGTGCTACGAGGACAAGACACAGGACAAGCGACTGGTTGCAGAGGTCATCGTCAACCGCGTAAGCGCAGGGCACTTTGGGGACACCGTGATCGATGTGGTCACAAGCCCGTACCAGTTTGTTGGTTACTGGAACCCCAGCCGGGAGATCAGCGAAAGCGATATGCAGATCGCAACCGAAACGCTCCGCGACTGGTACGCCAACGACTGCAACGCGCTTTCTGAATGGCTGTATTTCACGGCTGGCGGCAACCGCGAAAACAATTTTAGAACCGAATATGAGGAGGAATAACCATGTTTGAAATCAACGTAACCGTCAACGCCCCGGAGCTTGCCGAGGCACTGAACAATCTCGCTGCCGCGCTGAAAGGCGCAAAGCCCGAACCCGCAGCCAGCAAGGCAGGCAAAGCGGACAAGCCCGCGCCCGTTCCCCCTGCGGACTATATGCCGCCTGCTGATACTGCACCGGCTCCCGCCACACCCGCGCCCGCAGTAACCCCGGCTCCAGCTCCTGCGCCTGCACCCGTTCAGGCTCCCGTAACGCCCGCCCCTGCGCCCGCGCCTGTTCCTGTGGCGCCCGCTCCCACCTACAACCGCGATCAGATTATGACGGCAGGCGCCGCGCTGATTGACGCGGGCAAGATCAACGAGCTTATGGGGCTGCTCAATTCCTTTGGCGTTCAGGCTGTGACCCAGCTCAAGCAGGATCAGCTGGGCGCATTCGCAACAGGACTGCGCAAGCTGGGCGCCCAGATTTAAGAGAGGAGGACACCCGATGCCGGATAAACACGCAATTCTTTCCCCGTCAGCCGCGCACCGCTGGCTGCATTGTACGCCGGCGCCGCGTGTGGAGGCTGAATTTCCCGAAACCGCCAGCGAATATGCCGAGGAGGGCAGACTTGCCCACAGCGTATGCGAACTGGCAGCAAAAAAGAAATTTACCGTTATGAATAACCGGACATATAACAGCCGGTTGAAAAAGCTGAAAGCTGATCCCAAATGGGACGATGAAATGCTGTCCACCGCCGCCACCTATGTGGAACACCTGACCGAACATGCAATGCGGTTTGAACACGCGCCCTACGTTGCGCTGGAGGTGCAGGTGGACATCACCGACTACGCCCCGGAGGCGTTCGGCACCTGCGACTGCGTAATGATCGGCGGGGACGAGCTAATCATTACCGACTACAAGCACGGCAAAGGTGTACCCGTTTCCGCGCAGGACAATCCGCAGATGCTGCTGTATGCGCTGGGCGCCCTCAAGCTGTACCGCCCTATTTACGGCGATATGATCCGCCGCGTCAGTACTTACATTGACCAGCCCCGGCTGGGCAGCTATGACGGCGCATCCATGACCGTGGAGGAACTGCTTGCATGGGGCGAAAGCATTAAGCCCAAAGCCGCCGCCGCGTTCATGGGAACCGGTGAATTTGCACCCGGCGAATGGTGCCGTTTCTGCCGCGCAAAAGCAAAGTGCCGCGCCCGCGCAAACCAAAACACCGCGCTGGAAGATTTTAAGGACTGTATCCCGCTGGGGCGATCCATTCCGATGCAGGCAGAGTACGACGCCACAGGGTTTAAGCCGTCCAACTGCCTGACAGACGAGGAGATCGGCGCCTTGCTGGTCAGAGCCGAGGGGCTTGTGGCATGGTATAACGACCTGAAAGAATACGCCCTCGCTGCCTGTTTGAACGGCAAGACCATCCCCGGCTGGAAAGCCGTAGAGGGGCGCAGTACACGCGTCTGGACAGACCAGGACGCCGCGCTGGATGCTCTTATGGCTGGAGGCGTGGAGGAGGCGATTATTTATGACCGTGTACCTAAAACGCTGGCGCAGCTGGAAAAGGTCATCGGCAAACAGCGGTTTGGCGAACTGGTGGGCGGCATGATCACAAAATCCCCCGGCAAGCCTGCGCTTGCTGCTGAAAGCGACAAACGCCCCGCATACAACGGCGCGGCGGCTGATTTTTCGGAGGTGAAAGCACTATGAGCATTGAACGCCTCGGCGGCGCCTATATCCCTGTTTGCGACTGCTGCGGCGAGGAACTTGCAACGGAGTACGACTTTTACGATGCGCTTGCCGCTGTCAGAGCCGCAGGCTGGCGCAACGTGAAACGCGGATCGGAGTGGATGACTTACTGCCCGGACTGTTACAACGAAATCCACGGTGCGGCAGCTGACTTTACGGGGGTGGGGCGATGAATATTACCTACCTGCACGGCGAACCGGCGCCCCGCAAAGAACTGGAACCATTTGACGTTGTACAAGGCTCTTTTCACGCCCAGCTGTACGACATAAACAGCCTGCTGGATTTACCCCTTGCGAACGTCCGCAAGCTGTGGAAAATCATGCTTTCAGCCGCATGGGAAAATGAGAAATCCATTGAACAGGTGCGGAGCTGGCTGCCCCGCGCTGCTGAAAATGCGGCAGAGGATATACAGCTTGCAGAAAACGCCCTGAAAGACGCAAAGACTGCCGCTGCTGCACGCCACAGTGAAAACGCCGCAATGGGCGATGGCTACTGGCAAAAGACCGTTACCGACCTGAAACGGATGCTGAAAAACGCAAAGGCGAAAAAGGCAACGGCATCTGTAATAGACAAGATCACCCACAACCTTGACAGCGCGATCCAGCACAGGGACGCGCCCAGACTGGCAGACCGTGCAGTAAAGGATGCACAAAGGCGTCTGACGAACTGCAAAGCCAGACAGGAAAAAGTGCAAAAGCTACAAGTTATTTTCAATGACATGGCTGCAAAAGCCAAAATATAAGGAGGCATTTATTATGTATCAGAATATCCCCACCAAAGTGTTGACCGGCGAGGTGCGCCTGTCTTACGCCAACCTGACCACTCCCCGCGCTGTCCAGCAGGGACAGGATGCAAAGTACTCCGTAACCCTGCTGATCCCCAAAACGGATACCGCCACAAAAGCGAACATCGATGCCAGTATTGAGGCGGCTGCACAGGACGCGCAGGGCAAACTGTGGAGCGGCATCCGCCCGCCTGTGCTGCCCACCCCGCTGCACGACGGCGACGGCGTCCGCGAGAACGGCACCCCTTACGGCCCGGAGTGCAAAGGCTGCTGGGTAATGACTGCCAGCACCAAAAACAAGCCGCAGGTTGTCCACCAGTCTGATGTCAACACCGAACTGGCACCGCAGGACATTTACAGCGGTATGTACGCCCGCGTGACCATCAATTTCTTTGGCTACATGAGCAACGGTAAAAAGGGCGTTGGCTGCGGCCTGGGCAACGTGATGAAAACACGGGACGGCGAACCCCTGGCGGGCGGCGCGTCTGCTGCGTCTGACTTTGCATCCGTAGGCAATACGGTTGCCGCCCCGGCTGCACCTGCCGCGCCCAACTACGGCGGCGTACCTGCTGGCGCAGCTCCCTTGCAGATTAACCCGCTCACCGGCCAGCCTATGGGCGTTTAACCCTCTTATTTCCCCGTTTGGGGCGTTTCTGGGCGGTTGTACGTCAACAGCCGCACCCCAGTGTCAGCACGGACGCGGTGCGCAACGCGATGCTATCAAAGCGCGATCCCGTTAGTGCTTTGAGGTTATGTGGTTATCCTCACGGCGGCAGCACCATCCGCGAAACCGCAGGGTGCCGTTTCTGGGCGGTTGTACGTCAACAGCCGCACCCCAGTGCTATTTTTGAAAAAGGAGGCGGGCGTATGCACCATTTAAGCATTGACCTTGAAACATACAGCAGTGTGCCGATTGCAAAGGCCGGCGCGCAGAAATATATCCAAAGCCCGGATTTTGAAATCTTATTATTTGCTTACAGCCTGGACGGCGGGGACGTGCAGATCATTGATCTGGCGCAGGGCGAACTGCTGCCGCAGTGGCTTGCCTCTGCCCTGTCCGACCCCCAGTATATCAAACACGCATACAATGCCTCGTTTGAGTGGGGCTGTCTGTCCAAATTCATGGGAACGCTGCCCATTGACCAGTGGCGTTGTACCATGTTCCACGGTCTTTACTGCGGCTATACGGCGGGGCTGGACGCTACCGGCAAAGCCCTGGGCTTACCGGCAGACAAACAAAAGCTGTCCACCGGCAAGGCACTGATCCGCTATTTCTGCGTCCCCTGCGCCCCTACAAAGACCAACGGCGGGCGTACCCGCAACTACCCGCGCCACGATCCGGCGAAATGGGCGCTGTTCAAAGAATACTGCATCGGGGATGTTACCACCGAAATGGAAATACTGCACCGGCTGGAAAACTTCCCCGTGCCGCCAGAGCTTGAAAAGCAGTGGCAGACGGATGTACTGATAAACGCCCGTGGCGTGGCGGTTGACATGGATATGGTGCGCGGCGCGCTGTGGATCGGGGAAACCACCCGCGATCAGCTGACCGAGGAGGCGGTTACGCTGTCTGGGCTGGATAACCCCAACAGCGTAAAACAGCTCATGCAATGGCTGGAGGAAGAACTGGACGAGGAACTCACCGACTTGCGCAAAGACACCGTAAGCCGCCTGTTAAACGGCAACCTGACGAACGACACCGCCCGCCGTATGCTGGAAATCCGGCAGGAGCTGGGCAAGACCAGCACAAAGAAGTACAACGCCATTGAGGCGGCTGTCTGCGCCGATGGACGCGTCCGCGGCCTCTTGCAATTCTACGGCGCCAACCGTACAGGACGCTGGGCCGGCAGGCTTGTACAGGTGCAGAACCTGCCCCGCACCTACGTGGAACCGCTGCCGCTGGCGCGCGACCTTGTAAAGCGCCGAGAAACCGCGTCACTGCGGGCGTTGTTCGGCTCCGTGCCTGACACCCTCTCACAGCTGATCCGTACCTCATTTATTGCCGAACCCGGTAACGCGCTGGTGGACGCGGATTTTTCAGCCATTGAGGCGCGCGTCATATCGTGGCTGGCCGGCGAAAGCTGGCGGCTTGATGTATTCAGGACGCACGGGAAAATATACGAGGCGTCTGCATCGCAGATGTTCGGCGTACCGCTGGAACGGATTAAAAAGGGCAACCCCGAATACGCCCTCCGGCAGAAAGGCAAGGTTGCGGAGCTTGCGCTGGGGTATCAGGGCAGCACTGGCGCACTGATCAAAATGGGCGCACTGGACATGGGGTTGACCGAGGCAGAACTGCCGGACATTGTGAACCGCTGGCGGGACGCAAACAAGCGTATACGCGATCTGTGGTACAGCATGGAGGCGGCTGCGGTGCAAGTTATTCAGACAGGGCAACCCGTAGGGCTGCGCAGTCTGGTGCTGGCGCGTGAAATGGACGCCGGCAACAATCTGGACTTTCTGACCATACGCCTGCCCAGCGGGCGCAAGCTGTATTACGCGTGCCCCTCGCTGGGGCAAAACCAGTGGGGCAAGCCGTCAATCACCTACATGGGCATGGATCAGACCACAAAGAAATGGAAACTGATCGAAACCTACGGCGGCAAGCTGGTGGAAAACTGCGTACAGGCTATTGCCCGCGACTGTCTGGCAGAGGCTATTGAACGGCTGGAGGCGGCGAACTACCCCGTTGTTTTCCACGTCCATGACGAGGTTGTGGTGGAATGCGCCGCAAAACGCGCCAGCCTGGACGATATAGCCGCCATTATGGGGCAACCAGTATCATGGGCGCCAGACCTGCCGCTGGGCGCAGACGGCTGGGTTGGCGCGTTCTACAGAAAGGATTGAGGAGGTATCACAATGCACGACCCAGTAAACCACCCCGCCCATTACACGGACGGGCAGATCGAGGTCATCGACTTTATAGACGATAAACAGCTGTCTTACTGCCTCGGCAACGCGGTCAAATACATTTCCCGCGCAGGCAAGAAAGACCCGGCTAAAACCATTGAAGACTTGCAAAAGGCAGTCTGGTATCTGAACCACGAAATTGAAAAACGGAAACGGGAGGCAGCGCAATGTACGACATCAGACCCGGCGCAATCATAAACGCGGACTGCCTCACCGTTCTACGGCAAATGGACGCCGGCAGCGTGGATATGATCATAACCGATCCCCCGTATGGCGTGGACTACCAAAGCACCCGCGCCGCAAAGGAAAACCGCAAAGACAAGATCGCGGGCGATAAACGCCCCTTTATCTGGTGGATATATGACGCTTACCGCGTCTTGAAAGAGGGGGGGGGAGTACTATGTTTCAGCCGCTGGGATGTACAGCAGACGTTTATAAACGCGCTGAAAATCGCAGGCTTTTCCGTCAAGTCCGTAATCGTATGGGATCGCGTCCACCACGGCATGGGCGATCTGAAAGGCAGCTTTGCCCCTCGGTATGATACCTGTATCTTTGCCGCCAAAGGGCGGTATATCCTGCCAAACGGCCGTCCTGACGATGTGATCCAGTGTCAGCGCCTGAACGGCGCGGAACTGCTGCACCCGAATGAAAAGCCCGCCGCCCTTATGCGGCAGCTGGTGGAGGCAACCACAAAACCGGGTGCGCTGGTGCTTGATCCGTTTGCGGGCAGCGGCTCCACGCTGGCGGCGGCAGCACTGACGGGCAGGCAGTATATCGGCGTGGAGATTGATCCCAAATACTGTCGCATTGCGCAAAAGAAAGTGCAGGACGCGCTGAAAATGCGCCTGCTGAAAGGAGGCATCGACTTATGAAATTAGTATATATCTGTTCCCGCTACCGCGCGGATGCAACCCACACTGTAGAGGAGGCTGTGGACAGCGCATTGTACGCCTGTTCTGTGGCAATCAGCAAAGGCTGTGCGCCGATTGCGCCCCACCTCTACCTGCCCCGCTGTCTGGACGATAACGAACCCGCCGAACGCGCGGCCGGCACGGCTGCGGGGCTGGCGTTCCTCGCTGTGTGCGATGAAGTCTGGCAGTGGGGCAAAACCATTACCGAGGGCATGGCGGCAGAGCTTGCCCGCGCAAAAGAACTGGGCATCCCCATTAAAGTGTACAACACGCTGGGCATCCCGTATGAACAATGGAACAGCGTAAAGCTGGCGAACGATCCCGCCTACATAGCCGAGTGCCGGAAAGCGGGGCGGGAGCTTTGAAACACTTGGGCGACATAGCAAAAGTACTTGGCGGCGATATTGCCCCCGTGGACGTGATCACCTTTGGCTCACCGTGTCAGGACTTGTCCGTGGCGGGCGGTCAAAAAGGCATGAAATACGTTTGCCCCGCCTGCGGCGTAGAGTTTGCGATCACTGCTGGCGCCGCGTCCTGCCCCATGTGCGGCACGGAAATAGAAAAGACCCGCTCCGGGCTTTTCATTGAGGCGGTGCGGATTATTAAGGAAATGAGGAAAAAGACCAATGGAAAACAACCCCGCTTTGCCGTCTGGGAAAACGTCCCTGACGCGTTCAGCAGCAACAAAGGCGCAGACTTCCAGATCGTCCTGCTTGAACTGTGCCGTGTCACAGAACCAAAAGCCCCCGCTATTGCTGTCCCTAAAGGCGGCTGGCCAAACGCCGGATGCCTCACTGACGTGGGCGGCGGCAGCATTGCCTGGCGAACCCTTGACGCTCAATTTCACGGAGTACCCCAACGCCGCCGTAGGATCATCCTTGTCTGCGATTTTGCAGGACAATGTGCCGGACAGCTACTCTTTAAGCCCAGCGGCCTGCCGGGGTATCCTGCGGAGGGCGTTTGTAAGGGGCAAACCCCTGCCGGAGCCGCTGCTGTCTGCGCTGATTATGCAGGCGAACCAATAGGCTTTGCTTACAAAGCCAGCGGCACCGCAGGCAGTGTTGCGGCAGCGGTCAACACCGCCCCCACCCTGTTAAGCGCGCGACCCACGCCGCAATCAACGGCAAGACCTATAAGCCCGTAAGCAAGCGGCAGATGGTCAAATGGTACAACAAGCTGCACACCGACAGCGCAGAGTACAAAATGTGGGGCAACGGCGTTGCCCTGCCCGTGGTGCGTATCCCTCTGCACGGTATGGCGCAGCTGGGCGCAAAGACAATGGGCAGCTTGTTTGACGGCTCCGGGGGCTTTCCCCTTGCCGGTCTTTTGGACGGCATAGAAACCCTGTGGGCGTCGGAAATTGAACCCTACCCCATTGCCGTTACAGCGTGGAACTTTGGCGGCAGGGCGCAGGTATTACTGGGAGGTGTACATCGGAATGAGTGAGTTTTTACCGTTCCCGCAAAAGAAATACAACATAATTTATGCCGATCCCCCGTGGAGGTATTCTGATCGGAGCTGTATCGGCAATGCAGAGGATCACTACGAAACGATGACGTTCAAAGACCTCTGCCGCCTGCCCGTTTCAGGTAACGGGGGGGGATCACCCGGAATTGCCGCAGACAACTGTGTGCTGCTTATGTGGGCAACGTATCCCATGATGCGGGAGGCGTTGTTCCTGATAGACGCATGGGGGTTTACCTACAAAAGCATTGCGTTTCAATGGGTAAAGCAAAACAGGAGCGGCAACGGTTACTTTTTCGGACTGGGACGCTGGACGCGGGGCAACACGGAGCCGTGCCTGCTGGCAGTCAAGGGCAAACCCAAACGCGCGTCGAACGCCGTCAGTCAGCTCATTATGTCACCGATCCGCGAACACAGCCGCAAGCCGGACGAAGTACGCGACCGCATCGTGGAGCTGCTGGGAGACTTGCCGCGCATAGAGCTGTTTGCCCGCGAGGCGGCGCCCGGCTGGGACTGCTGGGGCAAAGAGGCTCCAATAAATGGGGTGTTCCGCTATGATGATTAACGACAGAAAAATAATCATATCTGTGGGCAACCACCGACGCAGTGTAAACTGGCAGCCGCAGACCCTGCTGCTGTCCGAATTGTACGAAAAACTCCGCGTACCGGCGCGGGGAACGGAAACCATGCAGGAATACCTCGCGCTGCGCAAGTCTGAACAGGATGATCGCAAAGACGTGGGCGGGTATGTGGCCGGCTCCCTTGCCGGAACGCGCCGCAAGGCGGGCGCAGTGACCGGCAGGGACGTTGTAACCCTTGACCTTGACACCATACCCCCAGGCGGCACGGAGGACGTTCTGCGGCGCGTGGAGGGGCTGGGGTGCGGTTACTGCATATACAGCACCCGCAAGCACTCCCCCGCTGCCCCGCGCCTGCGCGTTCTGATCCCGCTTGACCGCACGGCAACCGCAGACGAATACGAACCCATAGCCCGCCGCATGGCTGAATATATCGGCATGGAGTTTGCCGACCCTACCACGTTTGAAGTAACGCGGCTTATGTACTGGCCCAGCTGCTGCGCAGACGGCGAGTATATTTACACCTATCAGGACAAAGGGATGCTGTCCGTGGACGGGGTGCTGGCAACGTATAAGGACTGGCACGATGTCACCGAATGGCCGCAGGCTGTAGGCGAAAAGAACCACGCCAAACTTGCCATGCGGCAGGGCGATCCCCTTGCTAAAAACGGTGTTGTAGGCGCATTCTGCCGCACTTATGACGTCTACCGCGCAATGGATGTGTTCCTGCCCCATATTTACGAGGCTGTGGACACCATGCCGGGGCGATACACCTACCTGGGCGGCAGCACTACGGGCGGCGCAGTGGTCTATGATGACGGCAAATTTCTTTACAGCCACCACGCCACCGACCCGTGCAGCGGGCGGCTGGTCAACGCCTTTGACCTCGTGCGCCTGCACAAGTTTGAGGGGCTGGACGATGACGCCGTACCCGGAACCCCTACCAACCGCCTGCCGTCCTACACGGCTATGTGTGAGCTTGCCGTAGCGGACGCCGGCGTGTCTGCCCTTATGGCGCAGGAGCGCGTACAGGCGGCGGCAAGCGACTTTGCAGACGTGGGCAGCACCGGCACCGCAGAGGGCGCAGACGCGCCCACAGACGGCGAAACACAGCCCAGCATGGACTGGGTTGCCCAGCTGACCGTAAACAAGCAGACGGGCGTAATTAAGGCTACCATCGACAACGTTTGGCTGATCCTTGAAAACGACCCGAACCTGAAAGGCAAGTTTGCCCTTAACGAGTTTGCTGGGCGCGGCGAGGTGCTGGGCGCCCTGCCGTGGGAAAAGCGCAGCAAACGCCGCCTGTGGGACGATAACGACAACCAGGGGCTGTACTGGTATATGGAAAAATACTACAACATTACCGGCAACGGAAAAATTGACGGGGCGCTGTCCCTGCACAGCGTCAAGCACAGTTTCAACGAGGTGCGCGACTACCTGAACAGTTTGCAGTGGGACGGTACGCCGCGCCTTGACACCCTTTTTATTGACTATCTGGGGGCGGCTGACGAGCCGTATATCCGCACTGTGACGCGCAAGGCGTTTACCGCCGCCGTGAGCCGCGCCATGACCCCCGGCTGCAAGTATGACACGATGGTTATTCTGTCCGGCCCACAGGGCATCGGCAAAAGCACCCTGCTGGATAAAATGAGCCGGGGCTGGTTTAACGACAGCATCCGCACCTTTGAGGGCAAGGAGGCAAGCGAACTGCTGCAAGGGGTGTGGATCGTGGAAGTGGGCGAACTGGACGCATTCCGGCGCACGGACGTTGCGCGGATCAAACAGTTTCTTTCCCTGCGGGCGGATCGTTTCCGCGCCGCTTACGGCCGGCACGTCAAAGAACTGCCGCGCTGCTGTGTCTTTTTCGGCACGACCAACACAACGGAATATCTGCAAGACCGCACCGGAAACCGCCGCTTTTGGCCTGTGGACGTAGGGCAGCAGGAGCCGAAAAAAAGCGTCTGGCGCGACCTGGACGATGACATCGATCAGCTATGGGCGGAGGCAACTATGCGCTGGCGGGCCGGCGAGGCGCTGTTCCTTACCGGCGAAGTGGAAGAAACCGCAAAGACCCGGCAGGAACAGCACCGGGAGATCAGCACCCGCGAGGGCATTGTGCTGGACTTCCTGGAACGCGAGGTGCCGGAGGACTGGCAAAGCTGGCCGCTGGACAAGCGCCGGATGTTCTGGGCGGGCAGTATCACCGGGGAGCTGAAACTTGTGCCGCGTGATAAGGTTTGTGCCCTTGAGGTGTGGTGCGAGGCGTTCAACGGATCGCAGAAAGAAATGAAGTACACCGACACCACAGAGATCAACGGGATACTGGAAACGGCAAAGGGCTGGGTGCGATCCAGGAATGGCATCCGCTGCGGATACTGCGGGCTGCAACGCGGTTTTACACGGTGCTTTTAGCCGTTACATTGCCTGTTACATCTGGGTGTTACATCTTCTTTGAATGTAACAGGCGCCCGTTACATCGTTACATTGGTGTTACATTGAATGTAACGGGCAAAACCCTTGTAAACACTGGCTTTGAGGGCTGTCTGTTACATTGTTACATTCATTTCTATTAAGTACTAAAATAGAGAGATTAGAGAAAATAGAGAGTATTTTACACGCCTAATCCGCCTGATCCGCGCATATTACGCGCGCGATGTAACTAATGTAACACCCCTGTTTTTGATTGATTTTGGAGGTACGAATATGCGGGAAAGCGATATTGAACGCCGCCTTGTGCAAGGGGTGAAAAAGCTGGGCGGCAAGGCGTATAAGTTTGTCAGCCCCGGCAACGTTGGTGTGCCTGACCGGCTGGTTGTTCTGCCGGGAGGCGTAGTCCTGTTTGTGGAAGTCAAAGCCCCGGACGGTCGGCTGTCCCCCAACCAGCGGCTGCAAATGCGGGAGCTGACCCAGATGGGGGCGCACGTTTTTGTAGTGTGGGACGCCGGGGACGTAGACGTATTTTTACAAGCCTGCCGCGACAGGTACATGAAGTGAGGGATGCTGAATGATTTATGAACCGTATCCGTACCAGCAGTATTGCGCGGCGCGGATTGTAGCGGACGCCGCCGTGGGGTTGTTTTTAGATATGGGACTTGGCAAGACCGTGATCACGCTGGATGCGATCAACACCCTGCGGTATGACCGCTGGGCGGTGCAACGGGTGCTGATCATAGCCCCCAAAAAGGTTGCCGAGGGAACCTGGACAAAGGAGGCGCAGAAGTGGGAACACCTGCGGCACCTGCGCATATCGGCGGTGCTGGGCAGTCAGCAGAAACGGTTGCGGGCGCTTGCCACCCCGGCAGACATTTACGTGATCAACCGGGACAATGTGGCGTGGCTTGTGGATTATTTCAAAAATGCGTGGCCGTTCGACATGGTGGTGCTGGACGAAAGCAGCAGCTTTAAGAACAGCCAGAGCAAGCGGTTTAAGGCGTTAAAGCTGGTACGGAGCCGGATCAACCGTCTGGTGGAACTGACCGGCACCCCCGCCTCCAACGGGCTGATCGACCTGTGGGCGCAGATATACCTGCTGGACGGCGGCGCAAGGCTGGGCAGAACGCTGGGGCAGTACCGTGAACGGTTTTTCGACCCGGACAAGCGGAGCCGCACACAGATTTTTTCCTACACACCAAAGGACGGCAGCATGGAGTACATACAGCAGGCCATCGGGGATATATGCGTAAGCATGAAAGCCGAGGACTATTTGAACCTGCCGGATCGAATGTTCGATGATGTACCCGTGGTGCTGGACGATAAAACACGGAAAGCCTACCGGCAGTTGGAGCGTGACCTGCTGCTGGAACTGGACGAGGGGCAGATTACCGCCGCCTCGGCCGGGGTGCTGACCGGCAAACTGTTACAGCTTTGCAACGGGGCGGTGTATGACAGTGAGAAACGGCCGCTTGCGATCCACAACTGCAAGGTGGAGGCGTTTCTTGAGGTGCTGGAACAGCTGAACGGGCAGCACTGCCTGGTGTTTTATAACTTCCAGCATGACCGCGACCGCCTGCTTGCGGCGCTTGAACCGCTGGGGCTGCGTGTGCGGGTGTACCAGAACGCCGCAGACGAGGACGCATGGAACGCTGGGGAAATTGACGTACTACTGGCACACCCCGCAAGCTGCGCCTACGGACTGAACCTCCAGAATGGCGGGCATCACATTGTGTGGTTTGGCCTTACCTGGTCACTGGAGCAGTACGAGCAGGCAAATAAGCGGCTGCACCGGCAGGGACAGCGGCACCCGGTCATCGTCCACCACCTTGTGGTGCAGGGCGGCATGGACGAGGACGTAATAGACAGCCTGCGGGCAAAGGGCGATACGCAGGAGGCGTTGATGGCCGCATTAAAAGCAAGGATTAAGAAAGCGAGGGAAACTGCGGTATGAGTGAAAAAGTAAATCCCGCCGTTATGCTGAACGGCGATCAGGTATATCTGGACGAACTGATCCGGGAAAACGCGAGGCTGACCGTTATGCAGGAGGCTTTCCGTGTGCGGATCGCGGAACTGGAACAGCAGATTGAGGATCAGGCGGCGAATATTGCCAGTCTGGAGGCGCATTCCTACGCACGGGAAAGCGCGGACGATCTGCGGCATTACAAAAGCCTGCTGAAAAAGGCGGTGAACAACCTGCATTTTGTTATGGCTGGCGGCGACCCCTGCATGGTGTGCGCCAAAAAGTGCATGATGGGCGAGGGAAACTGCCGGCCGGTTTGGACGGGGGAAAAGGAAATATGACGTTAAAGGAGCTTTCCCAGTTGTACTATCTGAACCGGGAAATTGAACGCGACAAGGCGCGGCTTGACGAGTTGTATTCTAAAGCTGCTGGTTGCACCCAGACCATAACGGGGATGCCCCACGTTCCCGGTGTAACGGACAAGGTGGGCAAGTACGCCGCCGAAATTGCCGATCTGCGGGGTATCATTGAGGCGAATATCCAGCGGTGCTTTTACGAATTGAACCGGCTGAACCGCTTTATTGAGAACGTAGACGATGCACAAATGCGCATGATCCTGTCCCTGCGGTTTGTGAACGGGCTAACCTGGCGGCAGGTTGCGCACAGTATCGGCGGGGGCAATACGGAGGACAGTGTGCGCAAGGCCTGCCAGCGGTTTTTGCAGGAACAGGACGCAGAAAATTAAAGTTGTCCGTTTTGTCCGGTTTAGATGTGCTATAATGGCATAGGTGGAATTAGGCTTGATTATTCCTCCTTTGTGGCATGGGGCGGTGCGCGTTCAAAGGCGCACCGCCCTGCTTTATCTTATTTTTGTTATGAGGTGGTGATCTTGGCAGATAAGTTGACGCCAAAACAGCGGCGGTTTACGCAGGAGTTTACAATAGACCATAATGCGACACAGGCCGCGATCCGTGCTGGGTACAGCCCTAAAACGGCAGGCGCAATAGGCGCTGAAAACTTAAAAAAACCTCAAATTGATGCCGAAATCAAGCGGATCGAAAGCGCAACCGTGCAGAAACTGGAAATCACACGGGAACGAATTGCGCAGGAATTGGCGGAGATTGCGTTTGCCAAAGCAACGGACTATGTGAGCGTGGAAACCGAACCGGCGCCGCGCCTGATCATTCACCCGCTGACCGGGGAACCCGTGACCATTCCGGGCGGCTTTTGCCAGACGGTGCGGATCACAGATACCGCAGGACTGGCAGAGGACAAAAAAGCCGCTATTGCGTCTATCAAGCAGGGCGCAAACGGTATTGAGCTAAAGACCCACGACAAGGTGCGGGCATTGGAAATGCTGGGCAAAATGCTGGGTATGTTCGACAGCCGCGAGGCGCCGGCAGAACAGGAAAACAACCTGTTTGACGCTATCGTGGGCAGTATGGAGGAGGTGCTGGATACGGATGATTTACCAGAAGTTGAGCAAGCGGCAGCTGCTGGCGATGACGTGGTGGAACCGTCCGGCGTTTCGGAACCTTGACGGCATTATTTGCGATGGCTCTATCCGCTCCGGCAAAACCGTGTCCATGTCAGTGGGCTTTGTCCTGTGGGCAATGGCGCAGTTTGACGGCGCCGTGTTCGCTATCTGCGGCAAGACCATTGAAAGCCTGCGGCGTAACGTGATCATGCAGCTGCCCACATGGCTGGAGGGCATAGTAAGCATAAAAGAACGCCGGAACGAAAACCGGCTGATCGTGACGGTTAACGGCAGATCAAACAGCTTTTACCTGTTTGGCGGCAGGGACGAGAGCAGCTACACGCTGATCCAGGGCATTACCCTTGCCGGGGTGCTGTTTGACGAGGTTGCCCTTATGCCCCGCAGCTTTGTAGAGCAGGCTCTGGCGCGTTGCAGTGTGGATGGCAGCAAATTCTGGTTTAACTGCAACCCGGAGGGGCCGGGGCATTGGTTTTATACCGAATGGGTACAGAAAGCCGCAGACCGGCACATTTTGCACCTGCATTTTACTATGGACGATAATTTGAGCCTGTCCGCGTCAATCAAAAGCCGATACGAGGCGATGTATAGCGGCGTTTTCTACGACCGATACATCCGGGGGCTTTGGGTTGTCGCGGAGGGCCTTATTTATACCTGCTTTAACCCCAAATTGCACGTTGTCCCGGCGCAGGAGCGGGCATACGACAAGTATTATATCTCCTGCGACTACGGCACCATAAACCCCACCAGCATGGGGCTGTGGGGCCGTGCAGGCGGCAAGTGGTACAGGATTGCAGAGTACTACTTTGACAGCCGCCGCGAAAGCCGCCAGCAAACAGACGCTGAATATTATGAGCAGCTGTGCAAGCTGGCGGGCAACCGTAAAATACATTCTGTGATCGTTGACCCGTCCGCTGCATCGTTCATTGAAACGATACGGCGCGGCGGGCGTTTTCGTGTGGAGCCTGCGTCCAACGCGGTGCTGGATGGCATCCGGGACGTGTCCACGCAGTTGCAGCTGGGCAACTTGTTTATAAACGACTGCTGCCGGGACTGCATACGGGAGTTTGGTCTTTACCGCTGGGACGAAAAGGCGGCAAGCGACAAGCCCCTCAAGGTGGACGATCACAGCATGGACGATCTGCGCTATTTTGTGCATACGGCGTTTGCACCGCCGCGTTTCAGTTTTTAGGAGGTGAGCATACTTGCAGACGTTATATTTTCCCGTGGACGACCTGCCGACACGGGGCGCGGCCGGGCGCATGACCGACAAGCGTTTTTTGGAGCAGGAAATCGGCAGATGGCTTGCCTCTGACGAACGCGCCCGCCAGATTGCAGGCGAGGCGTACTACGAGGGCGTGCAGGATATTCTGCGCCGCCAGCGTACTGTCATTGACGAAAACGGCAAGCTCAAGGCGGTGGAGCATCTGCCAAACAACCGCTTGATTGATAACCAGTTTGCCAAAATGGTGGATCAGAAAACAAACTACCTGCTGGGCAAGCCGTTTTCATTCGACACCGAAAGCGACGCCTACGGCGAGGCGCTTTCCAGCGTGTTTACCCGCAAGGTAAAGCGCATGATCCGCATTGTGGGTGAAAACGCCTACACAGGCGGCAAGGCATGGGTATATCCTTACTACGATCAGCAGGGCAAGCTGGCGTTTACCCACTTCCCCGCCTACGAGGTGCTGCCGTTCTGGGCAGACAACGAACACACCGATCTGGACTGCGCCGTGCGCCTTTATCCTGTGACCGTCTACGACGCCACCGGCGAGGCGCAGGTGGTCAACAAGGTGGAAGTATTCCACGGCGGCGGCATTGACCGCTTTGTGTGGGAGGACGGTATCCTGTCCCCCGACCCAGACGCACCGTCCACCAGCCATGCGGTTGTGGTGGTAGACGGCAAAGAAAAGCCCTACAACTGGGAGCGTATGCCGCTGGTATGCTTTAAGGCGAACCACCGCGAAACGCCCCTCCTGCGCCGTGTGAAGTGCTTGCAGGACGCGCTCAACCTTATGCTTTCCAACTTTGTAAACAGCATGGAGGAGGACGTGCGCAACACGGTGCTGGTGATCCATAACTACGATGGCGAGGATTTAGGCGAGTTTCGGCGCAACCTTGCCACCTATGGCGCCATTAAGGTGCGCAGCTATGACGGCAGGGACGGCAGCGTGGAAACGCTGGAGATCGCTGTCAACGCGGAAAACTTCAAAACCGTGCTTGATCTGCTGAAAAACGCGATCATTGAAAACGCACGGGGGTTTGACGCAAAGGACGAACGGCTGAACGGCTCCCCCAACCAGCTGAATATCCAGAGTATGTACAGCGACATCGACCTGGACGCCAACGAAACGGAAACGGAATTTCAGGCGGCGTTTGAGGAGCTTTTGTGGTTTGTCAACCAGTACCTTGCCAATACGGGCGCCGGCGCGTTCGACGCCGAGGACGTTTCCGTTATTTTCGACCGGGATATTTTGATCAACGAAAGCGAGACCATTGACAACTGCGTGAAATCCGAGGGCATCCTGTCTAAAGAAACAGTTGTTAAGGCGCACCCGTGGGTGGACGATCCGCAGAAAGAACTGGAACGGTTAAAGCAGGAGGAACAGGACGCCGTTGCCGCTGACTCCTACCGCGCCGCCTTTGTGAACAACCGCACGGCTGTAACCGGCGCCGGCACGGAGGGCGGTGAACCGGATGGCGACGAATAACGCAGAATACTGGGCGCGGCGCATGAAACTGCTGGAGGAGGCGCTTGCCGATCAGGGCTTTGACTACGTGCAGAACCTTGAAAAGCAGTTTGACCGCGCTATTGCCCAGATCGAAAAGGAAACCGCCGCGTGGTATCAGCGGTTTGCCGATAACAACGGCATTACCTACGCCCAGGCACGCAAGTGGCTGGCGGCTGACGAACTGCAAGAGTTTCATTGGACGGTTGAGGAATATATCCAGTACGCCCAGGACAATGAGCTGTCCGGGCAATGGATCAGGCAGTTGGAAAATGCATCCGCAAAGGTGCATATATCCCGCCTTGATGCCCTGAAACTGGAACTGCAACAGCAGGTTGAACGGCTGGCGGGCGGGCAGCTGGACGGCATAGACGCGCTTGCACGGCGCATTTATACCGAGGGATACTACAAAACCGCCTTTGAGATCCAGCGCGGCATGGGCGTGGGCTGGACGCTCCACGCGCTGAATGAGGACACCATCGCCAAAGTGCTGTCCCGTCCCTGGACAACGGATGGGCAGACGTTCCGGGATCGGGTATGGACGAATAAAACCGCGCTGTTAAGCAGCGTAAACCAGCACCTGACCCAGATGATCATACGCGGCGAAAACCCCCGGAAAACCATTGACGCCCTTGCCCACGATATGGGCGTGTCCAAAAGCAAGGCGGGGCGGCTGGTTATGACGGAAAGCGCCTATTTTTCCTCTGCCGCGCAAAAAGACTGTTTCAACACGCTGGGCGTGGAGCAGTTTGTGGTTGTCGCTACCCTGGACAAAGACACCTGCGACATTTGCAGCGACATGGACGGCAAGGTGTTCAAAATGAGCGAATACGCGGAGGGGCTGACCGCCCCGCCGTACCATCCCTGGTGCCGCTGCTGCACCGCCCCGTGGTATGAAGATATGCAGACCCTCGGCGCCCGCGCCGCAAAGGGCGAGGACAACCAGACATTTTATGTGCCGCGTGATATGACATATAAAAGCTGGATGGCGCAGGCGGTGCAGGCTGCGCCGACCGCCAACAGCGGCGGCTCAACGTTGAATAATTCACAAAACCCTGTTACAATAACAGACATAGTGGAACGCGCCACGGGCGCAAAGAAAAGTACGCCGCTTGACCTGCAAACGGCCGTACAGGGTGCAAACCCCAACTACACCACAGGCGGCAGACCGTACCATGTGAATTGCCAGAGGTGTGTGCCTACCTACGAAATGCGGCGGCGCGGCTATGACGTGATCGCAAAGCCAAAACCCGCCGCAAACAATACAGTTGCGTGGGGATCGGAGCCTTTTGCAGACAGCGCAGGCAACCCCGTTTCTTATACGTTTTTCCAGACGGAGGCGCAGGTCAAGCAGGAGCTGCAAAACGCCCCGGATGGCGCACGGTACGGCATTTATGTGGCGTGGCAGGGCGGCGATGCCCACGTCTTTGTTGCTGAAAAGCAGGGCGGCGTGGTGCGATACATTGACCCGCAACCGGGAAACCTTGACGCATCCGGCTACTTTGCGCAGGGCATACCGGGGCAGTTTGGTTATTTGCGTATGGATAACCTGGACATTACCGCAGATGAAAGCATTTTACAGGCTACTATGGAGGTGAAACAGCCGTGATTACCATTGCAGAGGCAAAGAAACTGGCGGCAGGATCGTACAACGAATACCCGATCCGTGAGATCCTTGACATTGGCGACCGCTGGGCGTTTCGGTATGATTCCGGCGTCCCTCCCGTTCCCGGCGTTCCTACGGTAACGGTGGACAAAGAAACCGGCGAGGTGGAATGGCTGACCGTTCCCCCACTTGAAAATCTTGCGCTGCTGAACGCGGGCAAGGTTGTGACCGAACAGGGGGACTGATCCATGAAATACCTGGTTAAGACGATACGCGGCACAGATTGCGCGGTGTACGCCATTGTACACCACAGCCGTTTGCCTGTGGGAACAGCTACCCCGCAAATTGAAATATACGAAAACCGCAGCGAGGTCAAAACCGTGGGCAGCAAGCGCATACAGCACAGATCCCGTTGCTTTTCCATCGTGATAGGCACTGACCCGGAAATGGACGGCGGCATAACGGAGGAAACGCTGCGCGGACTGACCCATTTTGATCTTGATATGCGATTGCAGCGCAAGGATGGCGTATATGCGCCATTTTCCATATACGGTGTAGTGGACGTGGATATAAGCCCCGGCAAGTGGGTGTTTTCCGTGGACGATCCCGAAACCGTGCAAAGGCTTTTAGCATTTTAACTGCATAGTAACATTGTTGAACAGGCACCACGCCATATACGGCGCGGTGCTTTTTCATACCCAAAAATACCGCTGGCACAGCGGAATACAAGCAGTGCGCCGCAGTGCTGGGACTGGCCAGCATAAAAAGGACAGCGGCAGAAAAGGAGGACATTATGGCATTGGAATGGCTGAAAACAATCCTGGGCAACGGGTACACAGAGGACATTGAAAGCAAGATCGCGCAGGAAATCGGGAAAGGCTTTGTTGCCAAAGCCGATTTTAACGCAATCAAGACCCAGCAGAAAAAGCTGGAGGATGACCTGAAAAACCGTGATACCCAGCTGGAGGAACTGAAAAAGGCCACCGGCACGGCGGAGGAGCTGACCGCGCAGATCGCCGCCTTGCAGGAACAGAACAGAAAAGATAAACAGGCGCATGAGGCAGAGGTTGCCCGTATCAGGCTGGACGCCGCCGTGGACAAGGCTTTGACGGACAGCGGAGCGCGTAACAACATTGCCGTAAAGGCATTGCTGGCGGCGTTCCTGAAAGACGCCAAAGTGGGTGAGGGCGGCTCTGTAAAGGGGCTTGCAGCTGAAATTGAAACCCTTGCCAAAGGTGAAAACACCTCTTTCCTGTTCGACAACACCAAAGGCGCGATAATTAAGGGCATGAAACCCGGCGAGGCCGGCGATGGCGCCGGGTATGGGGGCGAGGTCAACCCCTTTGCCGCAAAAACTTTTGACCTTGAGGCACAGGGCAAGCTGTTCCGTGAAAAGCCGGACGTTGCCCGCGCTCTTGCAAAACAGGCCGGCGTAAAATTTGTGTAAATCTGAAAGTGAGGTAATTTACTATGGCAAAAACCAGTATTGCTGACGTGATCGTGCCGGAGATTTTCGCGGCTTACGTCATTAAGCAGACCAAAGAACTGTCCGCGCTGATCCAGAGCGGCATCGCGGTGCAGAATGATAAACTTGACGACCTGGTAACGCAGGGCGGCAAGCTGATCAATATGCCGTTCTGGGCGCCTATTACCGGGGATGATGAGGTGCTGTCCGACAGCGCCGCGCTGACCCCTGCAAAGATCACCGCGTCCCAGGACGTTGCCGCCCTGCTCATCCGTGGCAAGGCGTGGAGCGCGAACGAACTGGCCGGCGCACTGGCCGGCAGCTCCCCTATGGCGGCTATTGGCGCGCAGGTTGCCGGTTGGTGGGCGCGTAAGGAGCAGGCGGTGCTGATCTCTATCCTTAACGGCATTTTCGGCTCCGCGCTTGCTGCTACCCATGTGAACGACATCAGCGCAGGCTCCGGCGAGGCGGCTGTTATCAGCGGCAACGCGATCCTTGACACAAAGCAGCTGCTTGGTGACGCTGCGGAGCAGTTTACCGCCATTGCTATGCACAGCGCGGTGTACACTACCCTCCAGAAACAGAACCTGATCGCCTTTATCCCCAACGCCAGGGGCGAGGTGGACTTCCCCACCTATCTGGGCTACCGCGTGATTGTTGATGACGGCTGCCCGGTCAGCGATGGCGTGTACAACACTTATCTGTTTGGCGCAGGCAGCTTTGGACGCGGCGATGGCGTACCTGTCGATCTTACCCCTGTGGAAACTGACCGCGACAGCCTTGCCTCCGACGACATCCTGATCAACCGCCGCGCCTTTGTGCTGCACCCGTTTGGTGTGAAGTTTACCAACAACACCGTAACCGGCGCAACGCCTACCAACGCGGAGCTGGCAACCGCCGCCAACTGGGAGAAGGTCTACGAGGATAAGGCCATCGGTCTTGCGCTGCTCAAGCATAAGATCGCGTAAGGGAGGGCTGCTGTATGGGACTTTCCGCTTTTAACCGCGCCCGTGAACAGCGGGCGCAGCAGGCGGCTGTGGCTGACAAAGAGGCGCAGAAAAAGCGGGCCGCAAAGGAAAAGGCAGACAAAGCCGCCGCAGGCGCCGCCAGTGAGCTGATCGCCGCAATCGACGCCGAAAACCCGGACACCGTAAGTGTGGTGGGGGCGCGTGTGTCCTATAACGCGCTGACCGCCGAACAGTCCGCGCTTGTGGAGAATGCTGACGCGCTGGTGCAGGCAGAGAAAGCCCTGCTCAAGTGTCTTGTTAGCAGCACGGAGGACAACGCAAAGCCCTCCGGCAAAAAGAAACAGGCGCAGGAACAGTAACCCGTCAAACGCCTCCCCCATTCAGGCATAGACACGAACAGGAGGGCGCAATATGGAAATCTATGACAATGTTGTGATCCGCCTCGCAATGCTGGGGTATGAGGTCACAGACGCAGACCAGCCCGCCGTGCTGTATCAGATCAGCCGCGCGGAGTGGTACATCAAAAACAACACCAACCTGCTGGAAGTCCCGGAGGGGCTTTTCGGCGTGTGGGTGGATATGGCGGCGGGATCGTTTCTCTATGATTGCAAGGCAACGGGAAAGCTGGGCGAGAACTTTGACTTTTCCGCGCCTGCAAAGTCTATCAGCGAGGGCGACACGTCCGTAACCTTTGCCGGCGCCAGCGATGGGGCGGTCACGCCGGAGGCGCGCTTTGACGCGCTGCTGGCGCGCATGATCAACCCGCCGCAGGACGAACTGGCGGCATACAGGAGGATGAAATGGTGAACGCATATCGTAAGGCGCTGCAAAGCCTCTGGACGGGCGTTTGTACGGTGTACGTCCGTGTACCCTCCCCCACCCCCGATCCCGCCACAGGGCGCACCGTGTGGGCTGTGGAGGCGGTTGCGGAGGCTGTGCCGTGCCGCTTGTCATTTGAAACGCTGTCGGAAACACAGGACGAAAGCAGCGCGGCAAAGGTCACGCAGTCCGTCAAGCTGTTTCTTGATCCCGCCGTGCCGCTACCGGCCGGCAGCAAGCTGACCGTCACGCAAAACGGCGTGACAGGCGAATACGTCCAGAGCGGCGAGGCGGCGGTGTATTCCAACCACAAAGAGGTGCCGCTGGAACTGTTTGAAAGGTGGGCGTGATATGGCTACATGGGGCAGCGCCGACTACCGGCAACTGGAACGGCTGCGGGAAAACCTCGCAAAACTGCAAGGCGCGGACATGGACAAGTTTTGTACGGACGTGTCCCGCGAACTTGCGGGGCGGCTGCTTGCCCTTGTCATACCTCGTACACGTACACCTGTGGGACGCAAGCCCACCCTTGAACAGCTGGGCGGCAAAGAGGCAAAAGCAACCGTTAAAACGAAACTGCGGGACGCGCAGGGCAGATTGAGGACGCGATCCTTTTTGTCGCGTGAGGGCGCGATCCTGCAACAATACTGGTCTGGCTACATGGGCGGCACTTTGCGGCGCGGCTGGACGGCAAAGAACGAGGAGGCTGCGGCAAAGCCCGGAGGGGGCATGACCGCCAAAGCCTACGCCCAGACGCTGCCTGTCACAAAGGCGGGCGGCATGTACCAGATCACCGTAATAAACCCGGTCAAATACGCCAGCTACGTAGAGTTTGGACACCGGCAGAAACCTGGGCGGTATGTGCCGCAGATCGGAAAACGGCTCAAACGCGGCTGGGTGCCGGGGAAATATATGCTCACCCTGTCGGAAAAGGACTTGCAGACCATCGCGCCGGGACTGCTTGAGAAACGGCTGGACGCATTTTTACGGGAGGTGTTCAATGGCACAAATTGATACACAGGCAATTATCGATGCCTTAACCCTAAAGCTGCGGACGGAATACCCGGACGCAGTGATCGACGACGAGGATGCGCCGCAGGGCATACGCCCCGGCGCAATCCTTGTAAACCTGACGAACGCGGGGCAGTCACAGCTGAACCCCCACCGTTTCCACCGAACGCCGCAGTTTGACGTGCTGTATTTTTCGGATGACAGCAACGCCGAGTGCGCCGCCGTGGCAGATAACCTTTGCACGGTGCTGGACACCATCACCACACCGGGCGGGGATATTCTGCACGGCAGCGGCATGACGTGGAGCATTGAGGACTTTGTGCTGCACTTCCTTGTCAGTTACAACCACAACGTGATCCGCCCGAACGAGCAGATCACAATGGAAACTTTGGATTTTCAGGAGGAGGGACGTTAAGCAATGGCAACCAAAACCCCGGATGAGGTCAAACATGCCGCTGCCGCTGCGGCAGAGCCGGAATACAGCAAACAGCAGCTTTTGACCTCCCACCGTTACGCCCACAGGCGGGACTTGATCGGCGCCCTGCTGGTGGACGGAAAGACCTACACCATTAAAGGCGTAGACAAGCTGATCAAAGACTACGATGAAAAGGAGATGTAAATATGGCATACGGCGGCGGCACCTGGCTGACCCAGAACAAGGTTTTGCCCGGTGCGTATATCAATTTTACCAGCGTATCCAAAGCATCTGCTACCCTGTCGGATCGCGGCGTTGCCGCTATTCCCCTGCCGCTGGCATGGGGCCCGGAGGGTACGGTGTTTGAAGTTACAAACGGCGACCTGCAAAAGAACAGCATGGATATTTTCGGCTATTCCTATATGGACGATGCCATGCTCCCGCTGCGCGAGCTTTTCCTGTACGCCAAAACCGCGTACCTGTACCGCCTGACTGGCACCACCACAAAAGCCGTTGCCCAGCTGGGCAGCGCGACTTTTGCCACGGCAAAGTACGGCGGCAGCAGGGGCAACGCCATGAGGCTGGTTATCAGTGCAAACGTGGACACTCCCAGTGCGTTTGATGTAAAAATTTACATGGGGGACACGCTGGTGGACGAACAGATCGGCGTTGCTACTGCGGCTGATCTGGTCAATTCCAACTTTGCCACGTTCAACCCAGACGCGACCCTTGAAGTCACGGCCGGCGTAAACTTCACGGGCGGCGGCGACGGCACGATCAGCGGCACGGCGTGGCAGGCTGCGCTGGATGCGTTCGAGGCGTACAGCTTTAACACGTTGGGCTGTCCTACGGACGACGAAACCACCAAAGGGCTGTTTGTCCAGTATACAAAGCGTATGCGCGATGAGGTGGGCGCGAAATTCCAGCTTGTGGGGCATAAAATCCCTAATGCCGACTACGAGGGTGTTATTTCCGTAGAAAACGATGTCAGCGGCTACCCGGACAGCGTTCTGGGCATGGGTGCCTTTGGGCTGGTCTACTGGATGACCGGCGCGGAGGCGGGCTGCGAGGTCAACCGTTCCTGCACCAATAGGCAGTATGACGGCGAGCTGACCGTAAACACGGATTACACCCAGAAACAGCTGGAGGACGCAATCAAGGGCGGCAAGCTGATTTTGCACAACGCCAACGGCGTGGTACGCATTCTGGACGACATCAACACGCTGCTGACCCTGACCGACACAAAGGGCGAGGTGTTCCAGGCAAACCAGACCATCCGCGTCTGCGACCAGATCGCAAACGACACGGCGGTGTTGTTCAACACCCGCTACCTGGGTGTTGTGCCGAACGACGCCAGCGGGCGCATGAGCCTGTGGGCTGACATCTGCAAGCTCATTCAGGAATTGGAACGCCTCCGCGCTGTGGAGGACTTCGACACGTCCACCCTGACCGTGGAACAGGGCGACACCAAAAAGGCGGTTGTCGCTACCCTGCAAAACCTGAACATTGTAAACGCTATGGCGCAGCTGTATATGAGCGTCATTATCATGTAAGGGAGGGATCGACTTATGGCAAACGCTGTAATGAACGCGCTGGACGCATTGCAGGGATCGATGGCAGAGTGCTTTCTGACCACCGAGGACGGCCGGCGTTATAACTTCATGCAGATTTACAAAATGGAGGTGAAAATGGACATCACCTCCAAAGAGCTGCCTATCCTGGGCAAGACCGGCAAGGGCAACCGCTCTACCGGCTGGAAAGGCACCTTTTCCGGCACGGCGCATTACAACCAGTCCGTGCTGCGCCAGATGATGCTCCAGTATAAGAACACCGGCAAGCTGCCCGCATTCGATATGCAGATCGCAAACGACGACCCCGCCAGCGCGGCGGGCAGGCAGACGGCGATCTTTTACCAGTGCCTGATCAAAGGCGGTATTCTGGCAAAGTTTGACGCAAGCGAGGACACGCTGGAGGAGGACATCGAGGGCACTTTTGAGGACTTTGACCTGCCGGAAGTGTTCGCGCTGCTGCCCGGTATGAACTAACACCAACCAACACCCATAAAGGAGGACAAGAACAATGGCAAGATCGCTTAGTGCATTTATGGCTGACGCTGTGGAAAAGGTGGAAAACGTCCTTTACCCGGCGTCCACCCGTATTAAAGACCCCGAAACTGGGGAGCCGATGATGTGGGAAATCTGCGCTATTTCCGCAAGCGAAAACGCGCAGATCAGAAAGTCCTGCATGAAAACCATCCCCGCCCCCGGCGGGCGCAAGGGGCAGTTTACGCAGGAGTTTGACGGCAACGCCTACCAGGCAAAGATCGCGGAGCGCTGCACCGTGTTCCCCGACCTGAACGACGCCGCTTTGCAGGACAGCTACAAGGCGATGGGCGCCGAAAAGCTGATCACCACCATGCTGACCCCCGGCGAGTTTGAGGACTACAGCGCAAAGGTGCTGGAGGTCAACGGTTTTCAGAATGTGCAGGATCTGGTTGACGAGGCAAAAAACTGATAGAGGGCGGCGACCCGGAGGCATATTACGCCTACTACTGCCTGCACAAATTCCACTGGGCACCGTCCGTTTTCCTTGCCTTTTCCCCAGAGGAGCAGGCATTTATCATTGCCGCTGTTGACCTGCGCATTGAGGCAGAAAAGAAAGCCGCGAAAAAGGCAAAAGGCTGACGCGCGCCGTAAGCGAAACCGCGACCGGCGCGTGTCTGCGGCTCTGCCCGCCCGTCACGGCAAAATTAACAAAATGTTCACTTTTTAAGCCTTGACAAATAGGGGGGGGGGGGGTATAATTTTAAGTGTTTACCCTTTTTCTTTTGCGAATGGAGGCGGCTCTGATGGGAATTTTCAGCAAGAAAAGCAAAGATACCGCAAGGGCTATGTTTTATGACGGCGAACTGCAAGGGTTTACCGCAAACACACCTTGTACTTTCCGCGCTGACATCACGGATTTACTCATATCACGCATTAACCCGGTTGTGCAGGCTGCGCTGCCGCTTGAACGCATCAAGACGGCAGAAATCATGCCGGAGGCAGATTATATGCGGCTGCACAAGGGCGTGGACACGGCGCAGGTCAAACTGCCCCGCTGGACGCTGCGGATCGTTTACACGGCGCAGGACGGCGCAGAAAAGGAACTTGTTTTCTGGTTTGTCACGCAGGACTACAAGGGCGTTAAGGGGCTTGTGGAGCTGATCCAGCCCGCTGCGCCCGCATCGTACACGCTGTAATGTTCTGGCGCAAGAAACGAAAACCGCCTGCACCGTCCGCTGGCGAGGTTATCATCCAGAACATACGCGCCAACGGATACGATTTTGAAGTGCAGGAACAGGAGCGGCTCTTTGCCGATGCTTTGGGGCAGCAACTGCTTGCGGCGGGATTGCTGCCCCAGCGCATAATGTTTGAACGCATGGCGTGGGGCGGCTTTAACGTGTACTACGGCGAGGGGCTTTACGTGGGTAAAATCTGCCTGCGCAACCTGCCTGACAAGTGGGCGGTGAAACGCGCCGGCGCCACACGGGCAAGCCGCGTATTTGACACAAAAGACGCCGCAGAGGCATATGCTGCCGACCGGCAAGGCTATAAAATCGAACGCCGCGAGGGCGGGCAGCTGTACGCCATGCAGTACCTCCGGGGGCTGTACGCCGTTAAAGATATGGAAAGCCCCACGTTTGAGGAATGCGTGGCGGCGATCCCGCGCTGGATCACCTACATACAAAAGCAAAGCGTGGCAATGCGCAGGGCTTTGAAACCCTAAAGTTGAAAACGCTGACCGTCCTCCAGACACGGAGGGCGGTTTTATTATACCCAGAAAGGAGGCGCAAAGCTATGGCAACCATACAGTCCCAGCTGCGGCTGAATGACGGCATGAGCGCGGTACTGCGCAACGTGACCGCCGCCCTGGACACCTGCCTGCGCAGTTTTGAAGAAATGCGGGCGGCAAGCGGATCGGCAATGGACGTTTCCGCAATCGCGGAGGCGCGCGTGGAGCTGCTGTCTGCGAACAACACCATTGAACAGATGGAGCGCAACAGCAGGGACGCAGAAAACGCCCAGCGCGGCTACAACCGCGCAGTGCAGGCCGGCAACAGCTCACTTGACGGTATGTTAAGCAAGGTTAAGGGCGTTGTGGCTACCCTTGCGGCGGCGTCCGGCGTCCGCAACCTGATCGGCACGTCCGACCAGATGGCGGGTGCCACCGCCCGCCTGTCCCTCATCGTGGACGACCAGAACAGCGTGGAAAGCCTGCAACAAAAGATATTTGCCTCCGCGCAGGCAAGCTGGGGCGCGTACCTGGACGTTATGGACACGGTGGGCAAGTTGGGCTTGACTGCCGGGGACGCATTCACCGGCAACGATGAAATGATCCGTTTTGCCCAGCTTATGAACCAGAACTTTATCATTGCAGGCGCGTCTGCTACGGAACAGTCCAGCGCAATGTACCAGCTCACGCAGGCTATGGCGGCGGGCAAGCTGCAAGGGGACGAATACCGATCCATCATTGAAAACGCCCCGCTGCTGGCAAACAGCATTGAGGACTATATGCGCAACGTGCAGGGCGCAACCGGCAGCATGAAAGACTGGGCGGCCGAGGGGCTTTTGACTTCGGACGTTATCAAAGCCGCCCTCTTTTCGTCTGCGGACGAAATAGAGGCGCGGTTTGCCCAGATGCCGCGCACCTGGTCACAAAACTGGACAATGATGAAAAACAACGCGCTGATCGCGCTACAGCCCCTGTATAACTACATAGGGCAGCTGGCGAACGATCCGCGCGTTTTGACTGCGATCAACGAAATCACAGGGGCAATCAGCGGTATTGCCCAGATTGCCATCCCCGTCATTGACCTCATCGTATCCGGGCTTGTCTGGACGGGGGAAAACCTGGAATGGATCATGCCCCTGCTGCTGGGCGTTGCGGCGGCGTATGTGCTGATACACGGGGCTGTAGCGGTGTACAACACCGTGACCGCGATCAGCAATACCGTGACCGCGATCAGCAATGGGCTGCAAGCCGTTGCCGCCGCGAGGTCTGCCTTTAAGGCCGGCGCAAGCATTGCAGAGGCAGCGGCTACGACCACCGCCACAGAGGCGCAGGTGGGGCTGAACGCCGCCCTTTACGCCTGCCCTATTGTCTGGATACTCCTCATCATTATTGCCGTTATCGCGGCGATCTACGGGGTTGTGGCGGCTATTAACCACCTGACCGGCAGCACGTTGAGCGCAACCGGCATTATAGCGGGCGCGTTCATGGTTGCCTTTGCCTTTATCGGCAATATCCTGATTGCCGCATACAACCTTGTGGTTGACGTGTTCGTGCTGATCTACAACCTTGTGGCAGAGGTTGCAAACTTCATCGGCAACGTGTTTGTAGACCCTATCGGCGCGGTCTGCCGCCTGTTCTTCGGGCTGGCAGACACGGTGCTGGGCATTCTGCAAGCCCTTGCATCCGCAATCGATGCTATTTTCGGCTCCAACCTTGCGGGCGCGGTGCAGGGCTGGCGCGACAGCCTGGGCGGCTGGGTAGATGACACGTTCGGACAGGGCGAGGAGGTCATGGCAAAACTGAACGCCGACGACCTCAAACTGGATCGCTTTGAATACGGCGCCGCCTGGGATTTAGGCTATAACGCCGGCGCCGGTTTGGAGGCAAGTATTGGCGATATGTTCAGTTTTGACCCGTCCAGCCTGACCACGGGCTTTGATCCCAACTCCGTGGATATGAGTGGCTATCAGCCCGCGCTGGACGGCATCAACGACAACACCGGCAGTACGGCGGCGTCCCTGAAAAACATGAGCGAGGACGTGGCGTATATGCGGGACGTTGCAGAACGCGAGGCGATTAACCGCTTTACGACCGCAGAACTGCACATTGACATGACGGGAATGAATAACCGTTTTGAAAACGACATGGACGTGGACGGCGTGATCGACCGCTTTGTTACCGGCGTGACCGAGGCACTGGACGTTGCCGGAGAGGGGGTGCATCCATAAATGGCGTATACCATGTACTTGAACGGGGTGCAGATGCCCGTCACCCCCAGCAAGCTGACTGTTAAAATCAAAGGGCAAAACAAAACGCTGAACCTGGTAAATGACGGGGAGATCAACTTTCTGCGATCCCCCGGCCTTACGGAAATTACGGTTGAGGTGCTGCTGCCCATGCTGCAAGCCTACCACTTTGCAAGCTACCCCAGCGGCTACCAGCCGCCCGACTATTACCTGTCTGCCTTTGAACGCATGATCGCGGGGAAAACGCCGGGGCAGTTTATCCTGTCCCGGTACGCCCCTGCGGGCGGCAGGCTGTACGACACCAATCTGCGGGTAAGCCTGGAAAGCTACAACATTGTGGAGGACGCCAGCAATGGCCCGGACGTTACCGTGTCGCTGACCCTCAAGCAGTATAAGGCGTTCGGCACGAAAACGGTTAAGCTGGTGGAGCCTACGGTTGCCGTGGTGGAAAAGCCGCGCGAAACGGACAACGCGCCGAAAAAGGAAAACAAGGCGAAAACCTACACCGTGAAAAGCGGCGATTGCCTCTGGAACATTGCCAAAAAGTACTACGGCAACGGGGCGAAATACACGCAGATTTTTAACGCGAACAAAGACAAGATCAGCAACCCCAACCTGATCTATCCGGGGCAGGTGTTGACGATACCATGAAAATTGACCTTTTGATCCAGCACGGCAACACCCTGCAATATCCCGCCGTATCGGAGGGTATCGAGTGGCAGCTGGAACGGCAGGGATCACCCGGCAAGCTGACGTTTACGGTGGTGAAAGACGAAACGCTGAACTTTGCCGAGGGCGATCCCGTCAAGCTGACCGTGGACGGCACCGATGTGTTTTACGGCTTTGTGTTCACCAAAAAGCGCACCAAAGAACAGACCATTGACGTAACCGCCTATGATCAGCTCCGCTACCTGAAAAACAAGGACACTTACGTGTACGAAAACAAGACCGCCACGGAAGTGATCCAGATGATCGCGGCAGACTTCAAGCTGAACACCGGGACGCTGGAGGACACGGGGTATAAGATCGGCTCCCGCACCGAGGACGACACCACCCTGTTTGACATTATCCAGAATGCGCTGGACGAAACGCTGACCGCGAAAAAACAGCTTTACGTGCTGTACGACGACGTGGGCAAACTGACCCTGCGCAACATTGAAAGCATGAAACTGGATTTTCTGCTGGACAGCGAGGTGCTGGAAAACTACGACTACAAAAGCACCATTGACGACAGCACCTATAACCAGATCAAGGTGGTGCATGAGGACAGCGACGCCGGCAAGCGCAGCATTTACATTGCCAAAGACAGCAGCCACATCAACGAATGGGGCGTTTTGCAGCTCACGGAAAGCGTGGAGGAAAAGACCAACGCGCAGGCAAAGGCTGACGGGCTTTTAGCATTATATAACACCAAAACCCGAACGTTGACCGCATCCAACGTGCTGGGAGACGTCCGGGTGCGGGCAGGCAGCTCCATTGTGGTTATGCTGAACCTGGGGGACATTGTGGTGCAAAACTACATGGTTGTGGAAAGCGTCCGGCACACGTTCAACGAACAACAGCACCTTATGGAATTAAAATTGAGGGGAGGTACGTTTATTGTCTAAAGAAACTGAAATGATTAACGCGATCAAGCGCGCGGCAACTGACGCGGTGAACGCAGGCAAGCCCTTTGCCCTGACGCGCGGGCAGGTCACAAAGACCTCCCCGCTGACCATTCAGGTTGACCAAAAGCTGATCCTCGGCCCCACGCAGCTGCTTTTGACCAACGCCGTGCGGGACTATTCCGTGGACATGACCGTGGATCACCTGACGGAAAACACGAGCGGCGGCGCAGGCGATGCGGCGTTTGCCGCCCACAACCACGCTTACAAAGGGCGCAAGACGTTCCGAGTACACCTGGGGCTGAAAGCGGGCGAATGGGTAATTTTGCTGCGCATTCAGGGCGGGCAGCAGTACCTCGTGCTTGACAGAGTGGAGGCGCCGTAATGATACCACAGACAAACAGCGACATTGACCTGATCGCTTTTACAGAACAGGAATACCCCAGCTACACGTTTAAGCTGGATATGGAACAGGGGCGCATCAGCGGGTACACCGACCAGCAGGAGGCAATGAAACAGGCCATTTATTTGATCCTGTTCACTGAACGCTACACCTACCCCATTTATTCGTGGAATTACGGGGTTGAGCTTGCCGACCTGTTCGGCACACCCACCACCTACGCCCTGCCCGAAATCAAGCGGCGCATTACTGAGGCGCTGCTTATGGACGACCGCATAGAAAGCGTGGATAACTGGCAGTTTTCCGTAAACCGCCAGAAAGTCCACGCTACTTTTACGGCGTATACCGTCTTTGGCGAGGTTGACGCAGAAATGGAGGTGAATATCTGATGCCAACATACCCGTATGAAAACGAAACCTACGAGGAAATTATGAGCCGCATTCTGGCACGTGTGCCGGACAACCTGGACAAGCGCGAGGGATCGATGATCTGGAACGCCACCGGGCCGGCAAGCGTAGAAATGGCTATTTTGTACACAGCACTGGACTTTATCCTACAAGCCACCTTTGCGGACACCGCCCCGCGCGATTACCTGATCCTGCGGGCGGCAGAGCGCGGCTTGTCACCGAAACCCGCCACCTATGCGGTGCTGCGGGCTGATTTTAACCAGTCCGTGCCAATCGGCACCCGGTTTTCCCTGGATACCCTCAACTATGTGGTAACAGAGCGCATGACGGACGCGGACACGCCCACAACGGTTGCGTTCCGCGTCCAGTGCGAAACCGTAGGGACGGCGGGCAATACAAAGTTTGGCACCCTGATCCCCATCGAATATGTGGACGGGCTGACCTATGCGGAACTGGTGGAACTGCTGATCCCCGGCGCGGAGGAAGAAGAAACCGAGGCATTCCGGCAGCGGTACATCGACAGCCTGACCTCGCAGGCGTTCGGCGGCAATCAGGCAGACTACAAGGAAAAGGTGCTTGCCCTGCCGGGGGTGGGCGCGGTCAAAGTATTTGCCGTGTGGAACGGCGGCATTGAACCCTCCAGCATGATCCCCTCCGCTGCGGTCACAGAATGGTATAACGGCGTGATCGGCGGGCTTTCCACGGAGGTTGCCGCATGGCTTACAGCGGTGTATACCGCCGCCCTAAACGTCATGCTGACCGTGGGCGGCACGGTGCGGCTGGTCATTATGGACAGCGCCCACGCCGTCCCGGACGAGGTGCTGATTGCAGACGTACAGGAGGCAATCGACCCTCCCGGTATGCGGGGGGACGGGCTGGGGATTGCGCCCATCGGTCACGTTGTCAGCGTGGCGGGCGTGGAAAGCCAGACCATAAATATTGCCCTCACGCTGGAATATCAAAGCGGCTGGGACTGGGACGGCGTAAAGTCCTATGTAGAAAACGCCGTTGACGCCTGTTTTCAAGAGCTTGCCGAGGACTGGCAGAGCAGCACAGGGCTGGTTGTCCGCATTGCCCAGATCGAAACCCGCGTACTGACCTGCCCCGGCATTGTGGACGTGCAGGACACGCTGCTGAACGGGCAGACGGAAAACATCACGTTGGACGAGGTGCATATCCCGGTAAGGGGTGAGATCAGTGGATAGACAGATCATTGATTACCTGCCCTACGTGCTGCGGGATGTGGTGGAATACCGGCAGCTTATGGAGGCTGAACAACCCGAACTTGCCGCCTTATGGGCGGCGCAGGACAAAGTGCTTGCAGATCAATACATCGTCACAGCGACCGAATACGGCATAAGCCGCTGGGAGGCGATACTGGGCATTTACCCAAAGGACACGGACGGGCTGGAAATGCGCCGCGCCCGTATTCTTTCCATGTTGCAGCTGAAACTGCCCTACACCAAACGCTGGCTTGCAAACTGGCTCAACGACCTTTGCGGCGCCGGCAACTACGACCTTGCGATCACGGCGTACTCAATCGTTATTGATCTGGGCTACGACCTGATCCCGGAGGCTGAAAAGCTGGCGGGCGATATTTACACCATGCTGGCGGCTGTGCGCCCCGCAAACATGGTGCTGGAGCTTAACGGTATGCGGAATATAAGCGGCGCGGCGAACGTTGCCGCGATTACCGAGTGCGCACTGGACATGGAAGTATGGCCGGCGCAGGCTGAACTGGACAGCAGCGGCGGCGTACAGATAACCGGCTATACGGAGTATGTGTACACAGCGGACGCATACCCGGTTGCTTAAAGGAGGATATGCAAAAATGGCTGAACAACTTTACTGCACCGTTGTAACGGACGTGGGATCGGCAAAGATTGCGCAGGCAATCCAAAGTGGCGATCCCTACATGATTGTAAACGCCGCCGTTGGCGATGGCGGCGGCGCGTACTATATGCCCACCCCTGCCCAGACGGAACTGCGGCGCGAGGTTTGGCGTGGGCAGATTGCCGCCTGTGAAATCGACCAGAACTCTCCCAATATGCTGAACGTCAAGTTTATTATCCCGCCCGATGTGGGCGGCTGGACAGTGCGCGAGGCGTGTCTTTTGGATATTGACGGCGGGATGCTGGCGGTGTGCAACCTGCCGGACACCCAAAAGGCGGTTTACAGCGTAGGCACCACCGGCAAGCTCACCATCGTTATGCACATTGTGGTTACGGACGCGGGCGTTTTGCAGTTTGAGATCCACCCTGAACTGGAAAGCGTTTCCCGCGAGGAAATGGCGTCTGCCATTGCCCTGCACGACACAAGCCCCACCGCCCACTCCGACCTGCGGGCAGAAATCGACCTAACGATCCAGTCTGCTATTGCGAACTTTTATACAAAGGACGAAACGGACGATCTGGTAAGCGATGCTATCTATGCCCATGACACCGGCGCAGACGCGCACGGCGACGTGCGGGCCGGCGTTGCCGGACTGGACAGCCGCGTGTCCGCGCTGGAGGTCATTGTGGGCGGCGGCATTTCCACGAACCCCTTTAACGTTACGTTCCTGTCCCTGTCCGGCGTAACGGTCACAGGCGTATGGAACAAGACGCAAGGGAGGATTGAGTTTTAATGGCAAGTTTTCAGGCGATCCCAAAGGCAAAAGACTTGCTGGACTATACAATGGAACGCACTACCGCCAAAGAGGCGGCGGGCAGCACAAAGCCGCGTTTTCCCAAAAGCCAGTCATTTGGTTACTGCAAGGCTTTACGGGACGCGGCTTTGTCCATTCTGGAGCGCATACAGGCCGCAAACGATTACTACTTTGAAACCCAGTTTGAGGAACGGCTGATCGCGCTGGACGAGGTGCTGCAAAAATGCGGCCTTATGCTGCACCTGATCGACCTGTCCCTGAAACGGGGATATATCACAGGCGATCAGGCGCATTACTGGACGGAGATGGTTTTATCCGTCAAACGTCCTGTTTTTCTGTGGCGCAAGAATGACGGCAACCGCGCCGCTACGCTGCGGGCAGAAAAACAGGCGGCTGAAACGGCGCAGATGGCTGAAATCCTGCGCAAAATTATGGGTAATACGGGCTAACGCCCGTTTTTACTGGGGTATAGTCCGTTAATTGCTACCGCTCCCCGAACACGAACAACACCAACAACGCCTACTACCTGAACACTAATGGCAATGTGAACAACAACAACTGCACCAATACCAACGGCG